TGTGATTTTTTTGTTTGAAAGGAGGTTTAAAATTGCCTAGAGATGGAACAAAAAACCTAACTCCAATGAATAAGCGAAGTTTGGAGGAACAGAAAGAACTCCAAAGAAAAGGAGGTAAAGCATCCGGCATAGCTAGGAGGAAAAAAGCGGATCTAAAAAAAGCTTTTGAAACTCTTTTAGCTTTGGATGTAACAGATAGCAAAATAAAGAAACAACTTGAGGAGATGGGCATGGCTGGTAACAATGAGGCCTTGCTTGCTTTTGCTACATTTCAACAAGCGGTAAAAGGCAATCAGAAAGCAACTGAAAACATAATCAAGCTAACCAATACTAAGGATAGGTACGATATACAAGAGCAGAAAGAACGTATTAAAGCGCTCAAGCATGAAAATAGAGAGCGTGAGGAGGCTGAAAAAGGCTCAACTGAAACAATCCAGATTGTGGATGAGTGGGTTGAGGAAGTAAAGGGGGCAACAGATGACCTTTAGAGTACAGGAAAATATTAACCCTCATTTTAAATCAGTCTGGGTATCTAGTTTGCCTTATAACGTACTAAAGGGTGGCCGTAACTCTTTTAAATCCTCAGTAATCGTACTAAAACTAGTGTATATGATGTTGAGATATATTATAGTCGGAGAAACAGCTAACATTGTTATTATCCGTAAGGTTGCAAATACCATACGAGATAGTGTTTTCAATAAAGTATGGTGGGCTTTGAGCTTGTTTGGTATTGATAGACAATTTTCAAAGACGGTAAGCCCGTTTAAAATTGTACACAAAAAAACCGGCTCAACATTTTATTTTTACGGTCAAGATGACTTTCAAAAATTAAAGTCAAACGATATAGGAAACATTATCGCCGTATGGTACGAGGAGGCCGCTGAGTTTGCAAGTCAAGAGGATTTTGATCAGTCAAACGTGACTTTCATGCGACAGAAACACCCTAGAGCTAAGTTTGTACAATTCTTTTGGAGTTATAACCCGCCCCGCAATCCTTATAGTTGGATAAATGAGTGGTTTGAAACTATCAAGACAAACAAGAATTATCTTGCTCACTCAAGCACTTACCTAGATGATAAGCTGGGCTTTGTTACTGAGCAAATGCTAGAGGATATAGAACGTATCAAAGAAAATGATTTTGATTATTACAGATACTTGTATCTAGGTGAGGCAGTCGGTTTAGGTAACAACGTTTATAATATGAGCACCTTTCACCCTATCGAGGCTTTGCCTAGTGATGATAGGCTTATAGGTATATGCTTTGCCCTTGACGGTGGACACCAGCAATCAGCAACAGCGTGCTGCTCTTTTGGTATCACGGCAAAAGGGAAAGTGATTTTACTTGATACTTGGTATTACTCACCAGCCGGGCAAGTGAACAAGAAAGCACCTAGTCAGCTCTCTAAAGAGATATACGAATACATGAGCTCAGTTATAGACAAGTACAAAGTGCAAGCCTTACAGTACACAATAGATAGCGCTGAGGGGGCTTTACGTAATCAGATGTTTCTTGATTTTGGATTGAGATGGCATCCAGTCGCTAAACTAAAAAAAGTGACTATGATTGATAGCTTTCAGTCTTTACTTGCTCAAGGGCGCTTTTACTACCTAAACATTGAGAATAACAAGATTTTTATAGAGGAGCACAAAATGTACCGCTGGGACGAAAAGACAATAAAATCAGACAATCCTAGCGTTATCAAAGAAGATGATCATACATGCGACACGGCGCAATACTTTGTACTAGATAATGCAAAATTGCTAGGCTTACGTGTTGGCAATGGATAAGGAGGCAAAGAATGAGCCTATTTCAAAAAATTAAAGACCTATTTAATCAAGGGAGATATAACATGCAAACAGCAAATTTAAACAGTATTTTAGAGCATCCGAAAATTGCAGTCACTCAAGCAGAATATGATAGAATTTCACGTAATCTGGCCTATTATCAATCACGCTGGGAAGATATTACATACACAAATACAGATGGCGATATTAAAACCCGTAAAATGCAGCACTTACCAATAGCAAGAACGGCATCTAAAAAAATTGCTAGCCTTGTATATAATGAGCAAGCAGTTATTACAGCTAAAGATGAGGCATTACATAAGTTTTTAGATACCATGCTTACAAATGACCGCTTTAACAAAAACTTTGAGCGATACCTTGAGAGCTGTTTAGCTTTAGGTGGCCTAGCTATGCGCCCTTATATTGACGGCGATAAAATCAGAGTAGCATTTATACAAGCCCCGGTATTTTTACCACTAGAGAGCAATACTCAAGACGTATCGAGCGCCGCTATCCTAACTAAAACCATTAAATCAGAGGGCAAGAAAAACGTTTATTATACTCTTGTCGAGTTTCACGAATGGATCACAAAAGACGGGCAAGAAACAGGCAGCACAAAAGACAAGAACCTATACCGTATCACAAACGAGCTTTATAAATCCAATCAAGAGGGGACGTTGGGAGAGCGTGTAAAATTAAGTGAGCTAGATAAGTATGCAACACTTGAGCCCGTGACTATTGTTAAAGACCTATCACGCCCGCTATTTACATATCTTAAAACGCCCGGCATGAATAATAAAGACATTAACAGCCCGCTAGGTTTATCAATCTTTGATAATGCTAAGACCACTATTGATTTTATCAATCGAACGTATGATGAATTTATGTGGGAAGTTAAGATGGGACAACGCCGGGTATTAGTACCAGAGCAGCTAACTCAACTTAAAGTACAACAGAAAGATGGCTCAATAGAATTTAAACGCCGCTTTGACGTGGAGCAAAATGTTTACATGCAGATTGGGACAGGTAACATGGATAGCGGCGGTATTGCTGACCTTACAAGTCCTATCAGAGCAAGTGATTATATCATGGCTATCTCAGAGGGGCTAAAACTCTTTGAGTTACAGATTGGCGTATCTAGTGGCATGTTTACGTTTGACGGGCAAGGCGTAAGGACAGCGACAGAAATTGTAAGCGAAAACTCAGACACTTATCAGATGAGAAATAGTATTGTAGCGCTTGTCAAACAATCAATCAAAGAGCTTTGTGTTTCTATGTGTGAGCTTGGAAAAGCCGTGGGACTCTATCAAGGCAAGATACCAGAATTAAATGATATTTCTGTAAACCTTGATGATGGAGTATTTACAGATAGACACGCTGAGCTTGATTATTGGATGAAGATGGTAGCGGCTGGCTTTGCAACTCAAAAGAGAGGTATTGCTAAAACTCAAAACCTCACAGATGCAGAGGCGGAGAAAGAGCTTGCTGAAATTAACGGAGCTTTACCACCAGAAACAGATGCAGACCTAGCTATTTATCACAGCAAGCAAGAGCAAAAAGAGGAGGAAGAAGATGGAAATTGATCCTATTGAAGAAGTTAATTTGCAAGAAGCGCAGCTGATAATCGATAATCAGCTAGATGTGACGAGAGGTATGATAAGTGACGGTTCTCATACATTCAACGAATTGTATCATCATCGAATGATATTGTTTGCCGTTATTTTAAAAAACCATCTTGATAAAGCATGGAAATCTAAGAAACACAAAGATGGGACAATGTATGAAAATTATTTCATTGTTGGAATTGATACACCATATGGACAATATAGCTATCATTATCATATGGAGAATTGGGGGTATTTTGCTGAAGTTCAAGAACTGAAAACCGCTCCAGAGTGGGATGGACACAAACCGGATGATGTTATTCGTTTATTAAGTTTGTAAAAAAGGAGAAAACCGTGACAAAAATTAAATTTGGAGTTACTAGCGTTGACTACTCAGCAAGCATTGAAGATACACCAACATTAAAACTAGGTTTAAGGCTTAGAGGGACTGGTAGATTAGAGGCCTCCTCAGTTATTAAAAAACTAATCAAAGACATTTCAGAGCTTGAGTACGAACTAGAAGAATAAACCGGTCAAATGGTCGGTTTTATTTCAAGAGAGGGTTTTTGAATGGAAAAAAAGAGAAAACAACTCACTATTAACGATCAACAATTCTCTTTGCAGATGCAAGGCGTTACTGATATATACGCTAAAATGCAAATAGATCTCTTTGACAGAATGATAAAGCGCTTGAAAGAGCGTGGCAGTGTGGACTTAATGAGAAACCCGTATATCTGGCAGTTAGAAAAACTAAACGATATGCACTTACTCAATGAGGCGAATTTAAAGATTATTGCAGAGCGTACTCATATTGCAGAGAGCCTTTTGAGAAAGGTAATTGAAAATGAGGGCTTAAAGGTTTATCAAGATACCAAAGAGCAACTTGAGGAGGATTTAAACCAGCCTAAAAGCGGGCATATTAAGAACGGCGTGACCGATAGCCTAGAGGCTTATACAAGGCAAGCCGTGAGCGATTTAAACCTTATCAATACAACTTTACCAGAGAGCTTGCAAGCCGTGTATAAGTCTATTGTCGAGGAGGCAGTAGCTCAAGTGGTAGCCGGTACTAAAACAAGTAATCAAGCTTTAAACGATACCATTATGAACTGGCAAAAGAAAGGCTTTACCGGGTTTACAGATAAAGCGGGCAGAGAGTGGAGGGCTGATAGCTATGCAAGAGCTATTATTAAAAGCACTACTTACAAAGTTTACAATGAGATGAGAGTAGCACCGGCTGAGGAGCTAGGCATAGATACTTTTTACTATTCTATGAAAGCGACAGCAAGGCCGGCATGTAGTCCATTACAAGGGCAGATAGTCACTAAAGGCAAAGGCTTTGAAATAGACGGCATAACAGTCTATTCCTTGCTTGATTATGGATACGGTACGGCGGGCGGATGCTTAGGTATTCATTGTGGACACTATCTAACTCCTTTTATCATTGGAGTAAACGAATTGCCAAACCTACCAAGCCATCTAAAGAACTTGACACCAGAGCAAGCTGAGGAAAATGCAAGGATAGAGAGCAAACAAAGAGGCCTAGAGAGGTTGATAAAGAACCACAAAGAGCGCTTGCACTATGCAAAGACTTTAGAAGATGAGAAACTGATTGAAAGTGAACGTTTGAAAGTGCGGATGTATCAAAACAAGATCCATAGCCTAGTGACTCAATATGATTTTCTTAAAAGAGATTATCAAAGAGAGAAACTTTACTAAACAAAAGAGGGTATTGCATAAAGCAAGCCCCTTTTTTAATGCTTAAAACAGTAAAAAGTCCCTATCTATCAAAGGTATAGTGTAAGAGTAAATAATATTTTACTTGTAAGTGGGAGTTAACCACTTTAAAAGAACTAGGAGGTACAAATGGCATTTACAACCGAGGCGTTACAAGAGTTAGGATTGACTCAAGAGCAAATTAAGGAAGTCTTTGCTTTACACGGCAAAGTTATCAACCCTTTAAAAGCTGAGCTTGAGGAGTCAAAAGGAGCGCTTGAGAGCCTTAATAATCAATTAACCGCAACAGGGCAACAACTTGAGGCTTTGAAAGAAGATGCAAGCACTAGTGAAGAAACAAAGAAAGCACTTGAAAGCTTGCAATCTGACTATGACAATTACAAGGCCAAAGCTGAGGCTGAGCTTGCACAAACTAAAAAGGTTAGTGCTATCACGCTTGCCTTGAAAGATACCAATGCTTACAATCCGGATAAGTTGATGAAATTCATTGATGTTGATGCTATCGAGCTTGACAAAGACGGTAAGCCTCAACTAACAGAAATCATTGACGGACTGAAAGAAAGTGATCCGTACCTTTTCAAGCAAGAAGATGATACCCCTAGCCCTACAATTTTGCCGCCCGGCAATCCACAAGCCGGAGGCTCAGAAAGTAATGATCCGTTCCAAGCAATTATTGATGGATACGGAAAATAGTAAGGAAAGGAGATTATCATGTCAGGTAATCAAAACAACCCAGTCCGCCGCTATGAGAAACAATATGCGGGCATTCTTGAAACAGTCTTTGGAGTGCGTGCTGCTTTTGCAAACGCCCTAGCGCCTATCCAGATTTTGGACGGGGTACAAGAAAACTCTAAAGCTTTCTCAGTTAAGACAAACGGTACGCCGGTTGTTATCGGAGAATACAAAACAGGCGCAAATGATGGTGGCTTTGGTGATGGTACAGGTTCACGCTCACGCTTTGGTAAGCTAACAGAGGTCAAGTACGATAATGCAGATGTTGACTATGACTATACTTTGACAATCCATGAGGGACTTGACCGTTACACAGTCAATAACAATCTTAACGCTGCAATCGCTGACCGCTTGAAGTTGCAATCAGAGGCGCAAACACGAACAATTAACAAGCGTATTGGTAAGTATCTAGGAACTAGCGCCGCTCAAACTGAGGCTCTTGCTGATATGTCAGAAGAAAAAATCAAAGCTTTGTTTAACAAGGCAGCGGCTTATTTCACTAACAATGAAGTTACAGCGCCGGTAACAGTTTACTTACGCTCAGAACTTTACAACGCAATCGTGGATATGGCCTCAGTATCAACAGCTAAAGGCTCAAGCATCTCACTTGATGAAAACGGCTTGCCTAAATACAAAGGTTTTACTTTGGAAGAAACACCAGAGCAATACTTTGAAACTGGCACTATTGCTATCTTCTCGCCTAATGGCATTGTTATCCCGTTTGTAGGTATCTCAACAGCCCGTGCTATTGAGGCAGAAGAATTTGACGGCGTTAAATTGCAAGCAGCTGCTAAAGGTGGTACTTACATGTTGGATGACAACAAAAAAGCGGTACTCAAGGTAACAGGTACAATCGTTTAGGAGGTAACTAATGGCAATCTATAAAGCAGTTAAAAATATCTATTTTGAACAACTTGAAAAAGCTGTAATTGTTGATGAACTCATTGAACTTGATGAGGCTTATGCTAAAGAAGTCAACAAAAAGCTCAAAGATACTTTCCCGGATGTAAAAGAGGTTCTAGTGCTAGTTGATAAAAACGATACTTTAGAGCCAACTGAAGAAGTTATCGAAGAAGTAGCAGCGGATGAAGAATAAATAAGGGGTGGAAACACCCTTTATTTTTAAGGGAGGTTTTACATGACTTATTTAACTCAAGACGAATACTCAGAGCTAGGCTTTGATGAGGTGAGCGAATTTGAAAAGCTAGCAGCAAGGGCGAAAATCGCAATAGATCTATACACAAACGGCTTTTATCAAAAAGGCATTGACTTTGAAAAAGAGGTAGAATATCGCAAAAACGCCGTAAAGCTAGCAATGGCCTTTCAAATTGCCTACTTAGATGCTAGCGGTATCTTGACAGCGGATGATAAACAACTTACAGGCAGCGTATCTATCGGGCGTACCTCAATCTCATATCAAAACGGAGGCAATGGCTCAAGCGGTCAGCAATTCAATCTTAGCTTAGATGCTGAGAATGTACTGAAACAAGCGGGCTTTAGTCTTATTGTGGGAGTGGACTATGATAGATAAACGCTTACTAAAAGATAAAATCACGGTCAAAAAGATAGCTGAAAAAAATGATTTTGGAGATGGAACATACTCAGAGTCTATTGTGGTTGACTCAGTAAGATTTGACCGTTCAATAGCTGTATCTGGTAGTAGAAGTACAAAGTACAATAACTCAAAAGTAAGGCAGAAAGCCGGGGTTATTTATATCTATCCTAGTATCTCAAATGTAATGGTTGATGATACATGGCTTGAGGCTATTGTAAATGATGGAGAGCGTGATTATACGATAACAGGGTATCAACCTAACTATATCAACGGCAAGCCTTTTAGTTTTGAGGTGGAGGTAATCTAATGAGTATCTCTATCAAAGTGGACTTAAAAGGAGTCAAAGATAAGTTTTCGGAGGAGGCTTTTGCTAGAGGCAAGTATGAAGTAGCTAGTCAAATTTTACTAGATGCTGAGGAGTACATACCCTTGAGAGGTGGAGAGCTTAGAGCATCCGGCTATATCGAGGGACAAGGTACAGCGGTTGTCTATAACACGGTATATGCAAGAGCTCAATTTTACGGTACCAATGGCATTGTAACCTTTAGGAACTATACAACGCCGGGAACTGGTAAGCGCTGGGATGAGAAAGTAACCGAGTATCATTCTGACAAGTGGGCACAAGCATTTTTGAAAGGGGCTAAAATTTGACACAAAATAACGATTTTCAGTTAGTGCTATTAAGTCACTTGAAAACAATGAGCTTACCACTTACACCCCGCCTTGATTATTTTGAGGATGATAAAGATGATCTAGTTATCAATCAAATACCGGGCGGAAAGGTTGATACAGTATATATGGACGGCACGCAAGAGGTATCTTTGCCGTTTGAAATTGCTGTAAAGGCTAAAAAGAACAGCCTAGCGAATGAAATTATCTGGGATGTAACTAGTGAGCTTTCAAAATTTGACTTAGTGTTACCAAGCGCTAACAACTCATACGAATATCTAGGTTTGGAAGTAAGCCGTCCAGCCTCAAAAGGTAAAGACTCTCAAGGCTATTATTATTACACAATAGAAATTGTGGCAAAAATCGTAATTGAAAGGAACAAAGAACAATGACAAGACAAAAGAACGCCCTACGTGGGCACTTTGTAGCTCCGTACAACAACGGAACAGAGCCAATCGGAGAAAGTGCATGGCTAGAACTTGCAAAATGGATCACAGATGTATCAGATGATACAGATGAGAAAACAGAAGATCAAGCTTTCTATGACGGTGACGGTACAGAAGAAACTAGCGTAATCAGCGTAAAAGGTGCTTATACTTTTGAGGGTACTTACGATCCAGACGATAAAGCACAAGCTCTTATTGCTGCTATGAAATATAAGACTGGTGATGAGCGTAAAGTATGGCATAAGGTTGTACAGTCTGACAAAAAGAAACAATTTGTCGGAGTGGCAACAGTAACAGAAATCAAAGCCGGTTCTGGTGCTGCGGCTGACTATGAGGCTTTCGGTTGTAAAATCTCTTACAATGCAACACCGAAAGAGTCAGCTATTGTCGGATAAAAGCTTTTTCAAGGGCGGGCAGTTAAGCCTTGCCCTTTTTTAAACAAGATAAAGGAGTAATAAGATGTCAGAAATTAAGATTGAGTTAAAGCGTACAGGGTTCCCGGTTAAAATCGGAGAGGTTGAGTTATGGTTTGATACAAGTCAAGAAAGTTTGATGCGTTTTTATGACCTAGAAGAAGAAATCCAAAAGCGCCTTGTCCAATATGAACTTGATGTAGTGACCGCAAATATTGGTAACAAAATTGAGCGTGACGGCGTAACAAAAGATGTTGTTGCTGGTGCTATTGACCTTGAGAAGAAAAAAGTAGAGATCCAATATGACCTTATTTTTGGTGACGGCACTTTTGACAAGCTTTATAAAGTCTATCCGGATTTTCACGCCTTAAATAATGCTTTAGAGGTGGCCGGTGAACTCATGTATAAAAAACTTGAGGAGATTGCAGATGAGCATAAAAAAGTAGTTAAAGAGCGTGCTGCTCATTATCTTAATAAAGGCAAATCAACTCCTAACAAAAAGAAAGCTAACACAAAAAGCAAAAAGAAATAAGGTGTAATCATGAAATTAAATGATGCGCTTGTTACTAGCTTTTCAATCGGAGATAACGAGTACGATATTGACCTTTCTTTCAATAAAATCCTTGATGTTTTTGAAATCATGAAAGAGGAAGAACTGACAACAGTTGAGAAAGCTTATTTAATCGTACAGTTGCTAACCGGTGAGGAGCTAGAGGATATGGATGAGGTGGTTGAGTGTTGGATCTATATTAAAGAGCATTTTTTGGATATTCAAAAAGAGATGGTTCAATATGACCTGTTAGGAAACCCCGTACCTCAAGCTAAAGATGAGGATGAGGAAGAACAAGAAAGAGTAATTGACCTTGAGCAAGATGCTGAGTATATTTACGCTAGCTTTTTACAAGCATACGGTATCAATCTCTTTAAGGCTCAAAACAAGCTATCGTGGGTAGAATTTAAAGCGCTCTTAACCGCCTTACCAGGCAACACAATCATGCAACAGATTGTACAAATCAGAGCATGGAAACCCTCAGACGGCGGGGACAAAAAGAAGATGAGAAAATTACAAGCAAAATATAGGTTAGGAGAGGAGGGAGAATAATATGGCAGATGGAAAAGTTACCATTCTAGTGGATGTGGACGGTAATAAAGTAAAGGTTCTTAATGATGAACTTGATAAGGTCAGCAAAAAAGGGGACTTAGGTAATAAGTCACTAGGACAATTTGCCCTTGTCGGTGCTACTTTTAAGTTAGCAGCTAAAGCGGTTGACTTACTGGTTGACTCTCTAGGCGGGGCTATTCAACGTTTTGATACGCTAGAAAGCTTTCCTAGAGTTATGCAAGCAATGGGACACAGTACAGAAGATGTTACACGCTCAACTAAAAAACTTGCAAATGGTATTGAGGGCTTGCCTACAACTTTGAACGAGGTAGTGGGTACGGCTCAACGCTTGACCTCTATTACAGGGGACTTAGGACGGTCAACAGATTTAACACTAGCTCTTAATAACGCCTTTTTGGCCTCTGGTTCATCTAGTATGGATGCAAGCCGTGGATTGCAACAGTTTGCTCAAATGCTCTCAGCCGGTAAGGTTGATATGCAAAGTTGGAAAACGTTACAAGAAACCATGCCTTACGCTTTACAAAAAACGGCTGAGGCTTTCGGTTTTGCCGGTCAATCAGCTCAGCATGATTTTTACTCAGCCTTAAAACATGGTGAAATCACTTTCGACCAATTCGCCTCTAAACTCATTGAGTTAGATGCTGGTGTTGGTGGTTTTGCAGAACTAGCTCAAGCAAATAGTAAAGGTATTCAAACCTCATTCGGGAACTTAAAAAATGCGATTGTTAAAGGTGTTGCTAATACTATCAAGGCTCTTGATGATCTAACTAAAGCAGCAACCGGCAAAAGTATTGCTGAGAATTTTGACGCTTTAAAAGTGATAATCAATGCAACTTTCTCACTTATTGCAAAGGTTATAAGGGCAAGTATCCCGGTATTTCAAGTGCTCTTTACTGTACTTAAAACTGGTGTACAAGTTATTCAACCGCTTGTACCGGCTATTATAAGCCTAGTATCAGCCCTTGTCGCAATGAGGGTAGTAAATGAGAGTATTGCAATGACTCAAGCCTTAATTGCTGGTTGGAAAACATTCCAAACAACGGCAGCGGCAGCGGTTCAAGTTATCAATCTAATGACGGCTGCTCAAGCAGCGTGCGGTTCGGTAACAAAGGCTCAGATGGTTGCAAACTTGGCAAATAATGGAGCTTTGACGCTTTCAACGGTTCTTTATGGATTGCTTACTGGTGCTATCTCTATTGAAACGGCTGCGACTATTGCTGCGACGGCTGCAACAACGGCTTTAAATGCTGTTTTGACGGCTCTAACTGGCCCGATTGGGTGGGTTGTCGCTGGTATTGGTTTACTAGTCGGTCTAGGTGTAGCCCTCTATCAATGGCTCACAGCGGAAAGTGAAGAAACTAAAAAGCTCAAAGACGAACAAGAGGCACTTGTTAAGAGTACGGATGATCTGATTGACTCAGTAAAACAAGGGGTAAAAGAGCGACAAAAGAATATTGCAGCGGTAAAAGGTAATACAGAGTCTTATCAAAAGCTAGCTGATGAAATTGTACAACTTTCTCAAAAGACAAACAAAACAGCAGCGGATAAGAAAAACCTCAAGAAAAAGATTGATGCACTTAATGAGTCAGTAACAGGGTTAAATCTTGCCTATGATAAGAATACTGACTCACTCTCTCACAATAGCGAGGAGATAAAAGCCCGGATTGCTGCAATGGAGGCAGAGTCAACGTGGGAGGCCTCACAAAAGAGCTTGTTAGAAATCGAGCAGAAAAGGGCAGAAATTGGTAATCAGTTGAAAGCTATTGCTGAGCAGCGTACCAAGTGGAACGAGGAGGCAAATGTAAGCGATAGTACCCGTAAGGAGAAATTGCAAGAGCTCAATGATAAAGAGGCTGAGCTAGTTACAGCTCAATCTCAATTACAACAAGAGTATCAAAAAACCTCAGAGGTACAACAAGCAGCCTCAGAGGCTATGGCAGCCGCAACTGAAAATGGTGCTAACCGTCAAATTGTATCTTATGAGAATATGTCTAAAGCTCAACAGAAAGCAATAGATGATATGCGTACTAAGTACAATGAATTGTTAGATACTGCTACAAATATGTTTGAACAAATTCAAATGAAATCAGCTATTAGTGTTGATGAGATGATTGCTAACTTGCAAAAAAACCAAGAGGCAATGTCAACGTGGGCGGACAACCTTAATATTCTTGCTAGCCGTGGTGTTGATGAGGGTATCTTAAATAAACTACGTGAGATGGGCCCTCAAGGCGGCTTGTACGTGCAAGAGCTTGTAAATGCCTCAGATGAGAAACTTGCAGAACTTAACGAGGTATTCTCTAAAGGTGGACAAACGGCTATGAACGGCTTGACCGCTGGTATGGATACCGGTTCACTAGGTGTCACAGATAAAATTAAGGGTATGATCCAAGATCAAGCATCCGGTCTAAAAGATGAGATT